GATGCTGTTTGGAATACTCTATCTGGGTATTTTGGCATAGTCGCAAATCTTAATCTAGGAATACTTTCTGAGTAATATGTACCTTGATTATTATAAATAGAAATAAAACTTTCTACTTGTGGTAATATAGTATTTGTAGAAGATCCGGTACTAAAAGTATAATCATTAAATCTAAATTCTAATTGTGGGGGGTATATTGTATTAGTATCAATTGAGAAGAATTTGAAGATTGTATTATTAGCTTTAGTATTGATAAATTCGCTCCCTGATGGTTGTTTAACTATAAATCCTTCGTTTCTAAACCCATTTAGATTATTTAATGAATAACTATACCAAGTTTCAACTGTATTTGTTACATCAACTAAAACATCTTTAGTATCAGAATATGTAAAAGTTTGAGATTGGGATATAGGATCTAATGTTAGATTTGAACCCGTATACCAATTACCACCTCCTGGTAGGGTTGATTCAAAAGAAGCTGTTACATAATCATTAAATCCTGATGCAGGCCATACTGTAGATCCTGAGTAATCTAACCAATCCCAACTTGACCCATTTGTTACTATAGGTGAATCATTATATCTTCCAGTTCCCATACCCCAATTTCCACTTATTGGATAAAATTCTAATTCTTGGTCTAAATTTAATCCTGTAACAACAGCATTAAAGTTTTTTAAATATGCTTTATACTCTCCGTTTGTTATTCTATCAGTATACATTTCAGAAATCTGACTCATAGGAAATTTAATTAAATATCTACTAACTTGAGCTGTTGCATTCGATTGATATGTTGATGCTTCAATAATTTGATCTAACCCAGTATTTTTACTAGGAAATTCAGTGTATAATGTAGTATCTTTTTCTGGGAATATTTTATATACAGCCATATCTTTTTATATTAATTTATTTTTAGCTTCATCTCTAAGAGTAACCATTCTCTCCATATAAGTAGATTGGGGGGTATAAGCATTTAATTGTTGTATTATTTCTTGATTTTCTCTATTTTTTAAAGGTTCACCTCCTGGTGTTGGTGTTAGAGGATTTGTAGATGCATTTTGTAAAGTATACATCCCATCGGATCCTACTGTACCTTTTCTATTAACAGCATTTGTTCTATTTGGTCCTCCTTCTGTTCCTTGTTTTACTCCTGCTTCTGAAGATTCCACATCTAAAGCCGTTACTTTAAGAGCAGGAGACTCACTATCAGCTGGCGTTGTACCATTTTTATATAAAATAGAATTTTGAGATGTTATAGAATCTTGTAAATATGGATTTTCTTTTGAATAAGTTTGCTCAAAACCACTACCAGCCACCATACCATCTATTACAACAACAGGGTCATTAATAGGACCCCCTTCAGGTTCTGGGTTTTGGGTATCTAAATTAGTTTGGTTAAAACTATCAATTAAAGATTTTTTTGGACCTTTTACTATGTTGTTATGTTGTTCTAATTCAGGCATAATTTATTCATTTTATTTTATTTTTATAATGGAACTACTCTACCTTTAATATCAGTACTAGGATATTTTACTTCAAATATCATAGGATCAATTGAAGGATATACTACATCATTTACAGTTGCTCCAGGGATATCATAAGCATAAGCACTATATCCTAAAGGTACTCCTGTTAAATTATTTACTGTTACTTTTTTTACAGTTTGAACTCCTTCTACTTTATCTAAAAGAATATATAAATTATTAAGTAAAATAGGTTGATTTATTTGCCAATTATCTATAGCAAAGAAGTTGGTTAAGGATTCAATACATTTAGTAATAGTTTCATTGTTATTATAATTAGGTAATACTATAATATCAAATATTACTTCTATATTAATAATAAAAGCATCTTTAATTTTAATAGAATCATTAATCATTCTATACTCAGCTAAATATGTTTGTAAATTTTGTTTCATTAATGATGATGCTGTTCGCAATTGACTATTAGCATTATAAGTTAAAACATATAAGTCTAACATCGTAGGTAATTCACCAGGTTGAAATTCATTAATTTTAACAGGAGCTGCATACGCCTTTGCTATAGTTCCTAAATTAGAGGGCATAGATAAAGCTCTTATTAAGTAATCTTCTTTTGTTACAGTACGTAGTTGGTTTTGAAAATTACCAACAGCATTTAATCTTAATTCTTCAACAGTATCCCCATCTTGCCCCCCATCAGCTGCTAATTCATTATTAGAAGAAATTGAAGTAAATATTTGGTTTGCAAGTGCTGTATTTGGGAGATTTGGGTTAACAAATTTAAAATTAGTATCATCTAATACTGTTAAAGTCCCGGCTTCAACATTAGACTTAACTCCTCCCCCAGTTAAATATCTAAAATTTAAAGTTGTATTATATGGAGCAATACCATAAGTATTTGTAAATATAAAATTTAAAGGGGAAAAAGCAGTTGTTAATTGATCTCTTTCAAAAGATAAACCTAAACCTACATTATCAGGATTAGGTACTATTTCTTCATCATTATTTGTTGTGGCCCCCGCCCCAAATTGGATTTGGAGAGAGCCTGAATCTGTAAATCTTGTAACAAATCTCCTTTGAACTTGTTTTAATCTAAGTAAATATGGAGCATCTTCTTCTATACTGAATTGTGGGTCGTTTGTATTTGTGTTTCTAATAGTATCATATACGTTTTCTTGAGCCATATTAGGCACCTCATACCAAGTATTACCATCTGTATCAATACAATCTAAAATACCTATAATATTAGTATCTTTAATATTTCTTTCATCAAACCTTTTTGAGGCATTAAATGAAAAAGAAGTAGTATTAATTGTTGCAGATATTGCTTTTCTTGTTTTTTTAAGGAGGAAGTATGTTGGGTTATCTCCTGATATTTGGTAAACAGTTGTTGTTGTAGGATTTAATGATCCTGATGAAGAGAAATCAATTACATCTTCTATTAAAAATTTTATATTACTATCTAAATTAGATGTAATTTGTGTATTCTCTGGTACAATCATAGCATAATCATAATCAGGAACATATTCACCACCGCTAAATTTAGCAGGTACTTGTTGATAGAAATCAATATTTACACTTGAAGCTGTTGTTACTTTTGGTTCATACCCTAAAAGATAAGCCATTTGGTATAAATTTTCTTGCTGTCGAGCTTTTTGAATAAAAGTTTCCTGTATTTGATTGTCTAAGTAAAAGGATAATACATCCCCAACATAGGAAGCCATTTCCATAAACAACATACCTGTAGAAGTATCAGTAAAATCATTATAAGTATTTGGGAAATATGTTTTTGAATATTGTATTAAAGAATTTCTAAATTGGTTGAAATCTTTATTAATATATCTTATGTCTCTTTTTAAATCTGCCATTATTGTAGTAATATAGTTATATCATCAGTTATCCCAAAGTTTGCTACAGTGTATGTTAATGTAAAATTAATTGTATTTCTATCGGGGTCATTATCAAATTTTATTTCTTTAACATCTACTTGAGGGAAAAAGATATTAATATCATTTTGTATCCTTTCTTGTAATTCGTCTGTTGTACGATCTAATACATTTTCAAATACTAAATTTCTTAAATCAGCTCCAAATGTAGGGTTAAATACTCTTTCTCCTCTATTAGTAAGTAAGTAATTAATTAAATTTGATTTAGTTTGTTCTCTTGTTGTATAAGTAGGCACAAAAACAGCAGGCCCATTTAAGGGAAACCCAAACCCAACAGCTTTGCGGCCTATTGAGTCAATTGGGTATCTGTTTTGTATAATTCTTGCCATTTTATTTATTTATTTTTTCATTAACCCTGCTATCATACTCATATCTACTTCTCCAGCTGGTAGTGTTCCATTACTAGAATCATATCCACTTTGGGGTGAAAATGATTGAGGGACGTTAGCAGAGGTAAAGGATTTTGCGGTATCACCTAAAATGTTTGAATATGCTGTTCTTTTTTCTTCAGCACTCATTTGTGGTTGTTGAGGTTGAGTTTGTTCTGTAACTGGGGTTATTGGTTGAGCTGCTATTGTTGTAACTTTAGGAGTCTTAATAGCTTCCAATAAAATTTCCTTCAATTCTTCTTGAATTGCTTCTTTTACTGCTTCTTTTACGAGCGTTTTTAATTGTGATGACTTCATTTTTTTATTATAAATATTAAGTTAGTTAATTTTTTATCAATTTATTTGGAGATATACTTCTCCTCCTTGATTATATTCGATATCCATTTGTTCAGTTACTTTAAAATCAAAATTATATGATCCTGTATTTGGTAAATCAAATATTTTTTCATATTTTTCTCTATCAGCAGATACTATTTGAAATGTATTATCAGGTGTACCATAATTGGTATTTACCTCCACTTTAATAAATCCCTGTTCATAACCCCCATATTGTGAGTAACCTGATTCATTATTACTATATATTTGATTACCCCCTGTATCTACTGTTAATTTTACAGATTGGCTAGGAACAGTAGTTATTATATTTAATATTCTTTTTGAATCTAATAAACCTTGGGTTGACATTAGAAGAGGTAATTCTATTCTTGGATTTATAGTTCCATTAGACCATTGGAAAGTAACGGGTTCTGGTGGTGGATTTATACTTATAAGACCTGATGTGTTTTCTTCATTATTATTACCACTATTATCCTCTCCCGCCTCAAAACCTTGATTGAGTGGCTCTTCATTTTCTTTAATCCATTTGATAGACCACCATTTAACATTAAGAGAATCAATTCTAAATTTAATTTCATCTATTAAAACTTTAACAGAGGTACTATATGAGTATCCCCCACCTTCTAAATTAAATAAATTTACACCTTTAAAAATATTATTATAATCAGTATTAGTATTTACAGCTTTGATTCTTCTTTGTGGGAAGGAAAAAGTATTATCATTATTATATTCTA